TTGTCCGAAGCATCGCCCCCCAACGCCCCGACGCTTGCCATGCGTCCGGGCTTTCTCCTTTTGCGGGAATCGTATAGACCTCTATGGCATTCAGAACGTCGCCGGGCTGGCATTGAAGCTGGTGACACAGGATCTGGATCGTCTCAAAGGGAACGTCCTGATGCAGCCGCATCGCCTTGACGGTCTTCGTCGCCAGACCGAATTTCTTGCCAACCTGCGCGTCGGTCAGGCCGCGCACATCTTCGCGCTTTAGAAACGGGTCAAAGGAAATGATCGTCCTTCTGATACCGCGCTCCATAATTTCCTCGTAGTTCATTGATACCTCCTAATCCTCTGCTTCGTCCGTCAAATCAGCATTTGAAATGATAATCCGTTCCCCATTTGGCAGTATGAACGCCAGCTTGCAGCCGCAATACTCAGCTATCTTTACAAGATCTTCGGCAGACCATCGTTCATTCGAAAACTTGTTGCTTAGGCTCTGCTTACTGCTCATACCCAAGACTTCCATCAAATCCGACTGCTTCTTTTCGCGCTCCAGCAGCAGAGCTTTGACCTTTTTTGAAACCGACACCTTGCGTCACCTCCCTCTAATACGAATATACATCATTTTCGTTTATACGTCAATAAAAAAGTTTTACGATTTCACGAAAATGTTTAACTTTTCTATTGACAAGTACACGAAAATGGTGTAATATATGAGTGTAAGGCAAAGCCGAACAGCTTTTTGAAAGGAGTGAGGTGAATGGACGAGATGAACGTCACCGAGGCGCTGCTGAAAGCGATCCTCGAACTCATCGAGAAGTGCGAAACGCTCGAAGAACTCCGCGAAAGCGTCAAGCGCATCATGGATGAGTAAATAAAAAGTGAGCGACCGCCCCTAGCAAAGACGCCGCTCACTCCACCCCAAAAGGTGAGCCGGGAGCCTTACCCCGGCCACCTTGATTATAACCGAGTAAGGCAAAAATATCAAGGAGGAACACAAAAATGATGATTTCTGAGTTTATCGAGCGCACCGGCTTCGAGCCGACCGCCAGCGAGTATGCGAAGATCGAAGACGCCTACTACGACTTCAACGGCAACAAAGATGAGTTTTGCAAGGCGTTCGTGAAGAACGGCGGCGAAAAGAAAATCTCCAAGGCGAGAGCCGAAGAAATCGTGAAGCTCAAGAGCCAGTTGGTCGAGATGGAAAAGCAGCACAAATCCGAGATGGAAGCCCGCGAGAAGCAGATCGCAGAGCTGAACGCCGATCTGGATCGTGAGCTTGAGTGGAAGCCCAGCACCGGCACCGGAACGAACATGAGCCAGAGCGACTACGACCACCTTGCCAACTGTGGCAAGCTGATGACCGACGAAGAAGCCAAGGCATTCATCGCTGACGAGTGCGGCTTTGCTCCTGAAAAGATTCACATTCTGCACGAGGTTCACACCTACGAGGTCAACAAGCACCGCCGCCTCCGCAAGTCCGGAACCTTCGACCGCACACCCGTGTACGAGTCTACCGACTGGAACTATGTTCGCTTCGACTGTGCCTGCTTCATGTACGAACTGGTCAACGGCGAGCTTCGCTTCTACTGCTGCTAAATCACCGCCCGCCCCGGAGGTCACGAGGGCAAGGAGGAGCACAATATGAAAAGAGCACAGACAACTGCTGTAAGCAAAGCTGCTATCGCCGCCAGCCGCAGATACCCGGAACGTACCGTGTGGTACTTCCGTCAGGGAAACAATGAGTGCTTCGTTATCGGTGGGAATAACGTAGAAGCCTTCAAGAATTCCGGTATCGCATCGACAATGCTCGGAGTTGAGAAACGCCGGTATATCAACGGCCGCAAGATAGGATAACATATACCCGCCCCGGAGGTTACGAGGGCAGAAAGGTTTACCATGGAAAAGCTGATTTATTCCGCCTTCCGCGAAGGTTACGGTGTCGACCAGATCAACCGGACAATGACCGCTGGCGAGTTGATTAACTTCCTCGCGCAGTACGATGAAGATACGCCGATCTATCTGAGTTTTGACAACGGCTACACATACGGCGGCATTATCGAGGGCCGCTTTGAAGAAAACTATGGGGAGGATAACGACGATGAATAAGATGCTGAATCGGAGCAGAGGCGGCATCGAGATCGCTGGTCACGAAGGAACGTGGTACATCATTGACGAGGGTGATTTTCAGATCACTCCGGACGTGGATGGCAAACCGGAAACGCTCACCGCGCACCTGTTCCTGCTTGAAAGTGAGCTTTACGGCGAGGATGCCGCAGGTCTCATCGTGAACGATGAAAAGCAGATCGTCATGGAGGACGTCTGGAACGGCTTCGACGATCTGGAAGACGCCGGGTGGGAGAAAGCGCGGAAGATCGAATGCCCTGTCTGCAAGGGTGAGTTTCTGCGAGAGGACATGACTTTTACACGAGACTGCCACGGCATTACTTACCGGTTGGTCTGCTTCGATTGCTACGACAAGGTTATGGGAAAAGGCTACGACGGAGAATACTACACTGAAGCGGACGAATGCATTGAGGAGGATTATTGAGCATGAAAAAAATTACCGTCCTCGACTTTTGCAATCAGATTGGCGCAGCCAGCGATGAGATTCCGGTTGTGGTGAAAGCCGGACCATTGACGATCGGGCATTTTGCCAGCCTGTATATGCTGCCAGCCGCATCCATGCCGGGAACGCTCGAAGCGAAGATAAATTTCGTGACATTGAAACGTGACGAGATTGTGATTCAGATAACGCCGAAAGCGTATAGCACGAAGTAAGCGCCTCTGTCGCGTCGCTGCTGGACTTGCAAGTTTAGGCGGCGCAAAGCGACGAGAGAATCAATGGGCAGATATAAAAACGGCGTAGCGAGCCGCCAGAGCCGCGCAAAAAAGAAAACCCCTCACATGACACTTCTGCCATGCGAGGGGTTTGTTCGTGTGTTCAGATAAAGGCGCTGTCCACGTTGTCCGATGCGTCCTGCTCCTGAAAGCCGTTTGCCTTGGCGGCTTCAAACGTGATGCCGCCACGCTTGTGGTCGGACTTGACCAGCTCAAAATAGCACTTGCCGCCCGTGATGATGATAACCTGCGCCAGACTGAGCGCGGCTGTCAACCAAGCGGCAGAAGCCATATAGTTGGACTTGATGCACAGGCGCATCAGGTAAATACATTCCTGCGTGATAAGCAAGCCAGACCCGACCAGCAGGAAGCAGACGAGTTTGCTCGTGTCCAGCTTCTTTCTCCTGCGCTTTTTCTGAGCCATCAGATCATGCCGAGCTTCTGCGCGAAGCGGTAAAGAACCGTGACGAGCTGCTCGCGCGTCATCATGTCCTGCCACATGAAGTTCGCGGAGCCGTCGGGCAGCGGTGCGCCGCCCTGCACGATGCCGTTGTTGACTGCCCACTGGCGAGCAGCTTCGCTCCAATCGCTGCAGTCATTGTCCTGAAGATCTTTCCGCATTTCGCGGAACAGCTCGGTAAAGGTTTCCTTGTCCATGTCGTCCTCCTTTTCTCCGTTTTCCAACACCATGACCGTATGCCCGGACGATACCAGAATATCGCCCCGGCGCAGGTAGGCGTCAGATGTCAGGTACTTCCGGTCAGTCAGCAATTCAAATTCTCCCGTAGCAGGGAAGCAGCGCATCATGCAGTAGGTCGTGCAGGAATTGCCCTGCTTGCGGTAGGTTTCTTTCAGGGCGTCGACGCCAGCGGAAATTGCGCAGAGCATCATAAACGCGCTGCAGTCCGTTTCTACGGGCTTTGCGATCTTGCTCAGAATGAAGTCTACCGCTTCCGCAGCGACGTAGGCTGTGTTGCGACCGTCCTGATCGTACCCGATGTTCTTGTTGCCGACACCAGCTTCGCACGCCTGCGCGGCTAGCTCGGCTTTCCTGCGGTCCTTGAACCGGAGAACACCGAGCCAGCTTCCAGAGTACCAATACGCGAAGTTTAATTCGCGACCGGTCTGATTGCCGGGTTTCTGCCCATGCGCGCCAGTTTCGCCGAGCGACGCCTGCCCGATGCGTACGCTCATGTTTCGTCGCCCCCGGAGGTCGAAAGCTCACCGACAGCCAAAACGCCGCTTTTCAATTCATAAACGGCGGACTCGATCATAGCGTCCAGTTTGGCTTCGTCAACCGTAATGCCGCGCTGCCTGAGCCATTCCAAGACATACGCTTTCTTCTCAGGACCGCGACCGGAGCCGTTGTAAATCTGCTCTGCGGCAGATACGGCAATCTTCACCCATGCGTTGATTTCTGCCTGCTGCTGGGCTGTGGTCTTGCTCTTGATGTACGGAATGACAATGACGGTAATGACTGCTGCGATCAGCGCAAATACCGCCTGAATGATGGTGGTAATGTTGTATTCCATGAATCGTGTTCCTCCTTAGTCATACAGGGCGTGAATGCCCTGCTTTGTCAAAAAATCCTTCTGCTTATGCTTGATGTTGGCTGCGTAGTTCAGAGCATCGTGCATATCGCCGTTGCAGTTCGCGTCTGGAATGCGCTGTACCGCCTTGGCGGTTGCTTCGCCGAGCGCGATTGCTGCGCCTGTACTCTGCACCATGAGCAGAAAGAAGTCTTTCTGCGCTTCCTCCTGCTCTTCGGGGGCCCGCTCACCCCCCCCCCCCTTTCTCTCTCTCTTCCCCTCTCCTACACA